GGGCACCACCCGCTTGTAGCGGTTCAGCATCTGCATGATGGCCGGTGGGATATCCTTGAGGTAGGCGACCGTGCCCAGGCCCCCGGGCAGGGCCTTGCTGGACTCGCCGATGCGGGTGCGCCCCTGGTAGCTCAGGGCGCAGAGCTCGATGGCCGCCTGCTCCAGCTCCGGGATGACGCCGCCCAGGGAAGGCGGCAGCCCCAGCACCGCCGTAATCTCCTGCGCCTGCGCCGGGGTATAGGCGATGCCTTTGTGGATGGCCTCAACCAAGATTTTTGAGCCAGCGCCGGCAGGCCCATCTGGATAAGCAGAAGAATCCCCGCTCCAAAGACCGAAAGGAGGGTTAGTGACAGTACTAAAAGGCCAACCTCCATATTGAATATTGATTATGTTTATTGTATCCTCTACACCATTAATATATAAGTGCATAGCGCCATTATTATAAGTCCAGATAATTATGTAATCTATTCCTTCCTGTAATAGCATTGTTCCCTGAAAGTCGGCATTGTACTGCTGGTTGTCTACGGTAGGCCCAAACACAGTGAAGAATAGCGGCTGATTAGGGCCTTGAAAAGCTATAACAATGGAACCATATAGTAGTATTAAATAAGTATTAAATCTCGCTTTCCCTATAAATGAGTAAACAGTCCCAAAATCAGTCAAGTCTATATTATTTGCCGTCCTTACAACACTACTTTCATCCCCGGTAGGATTGCTGATTACCCAGCCCTGGTTAAAAGAGCCGAGAGGCGCACCGGGGGCAGGTGTTAGATTCAGAGCCGCCCCAGCGCTCCCCACATTGCGGTAATCGCCAGTCAGGTCGGGGCGCCAGAGGAATCGGGGAAGCGGCAGGCCGGGGAGCGGCCAGCAGTTGGGGGCGTAGCCCGCGGTGTAGGCAACCTCGACGTTGCCCAGGCCGCGGTTGAAGACGAAGCCGCTGAGGACGATGGAATCCCTCACCAGGCGCCAGCCGGGCGAGATGACGTCCGGGGCCGGCGGGATCCCGACGCCGTCCACGGAGACCAGGGAAACCGCGGTCACCGGGAAATTGCGCAGCATCAGGACCTTGCCGCCGGGCCCGTCGTAGAATTCGTCGTAGCTGGCCGACGCCAGGGAGCGGTTGAGGTAGCGCTCCACCCAGCCGCTCACCGAGGTGATCACCCGCGCCAGCAGGTCATCGTCGGTGGTGCTGCTGATGTTCAGCCACGCCTTGAGGTCGGCCAGGGTGGTCAGGTCCATGTCAGTTCCCAGTTTCCAGTTTCCAGTTATCAGTTATCAGTTATCAGTAATCAGTAATCAGTAATCAGTAATCAGTTTGCGGGTCTCGGGTTTTTTGCCTTTACTGATCACTGGTCACTGATCACTGATCACTTTCTTTTGCCTGATCACTGATCACTTGCCTTTGCGCTTCGCCGCAGGCGCCGGCTCTTCTTCGGCTGCCGCGGCCGGCTCTTCCTCGCTATGAATGGCGTAGCCGGCGTCCAGCAGGGCGGGCACCAGGTGGTCGGGCACGTCCACCACCCCGTCGACTACCGGGAAGTGCTGGTTTTCAAAGCTGACGCCGCCATCGTCTATCAGGGCTTTTAGCTTCATATCCCCTCCGTAGGGGCGGCTTCCAGCCGCCCGGGGCGGGTAGAGCCCGCCCCTACATTCAGTTCCCAGTTCCCAGTTATCAGTAATCAGTTTTGCCTTTGCCTTTACTGATCACTGGCCACTGATCACTGATCACTTTCTTTTGCCTGATCACTGGCCACTGACCACTGATCACTATCCTCTACCCGTTGGCGATGTTGGTGATGATGGCCATCGCCGGCGGGAAGTAGTGTTTGAGCACGCCGTCGAAATAGACGCCGAACTCGTCGGCCCACTGCACCTTGGGCCAGTCCACCGCAATGTAATCGAAGCGCAACTCCAGCTCCCGCACCACCGGCACGTTGGAGAGCGGGTAAGGGATCTCCAGGGCCTCGAAGAGCATGGTGCCCGGAGCCATGTTGGGCTCGATCCTGACCTTTACCCGGTGCGGCCCCCTCGGATCGAAGGGGTTGAGGATGGAGTCCACCACCATGCCGCCCACCAGGCCGCTCTGGTCCGCGGGGACCATGAAGTGGAAGGACTGGGAGGCGGTGGCCCCGGTGCCGGTGAGCAGCTTCTGGGTGATGTTCATGGCCTCCTGGGCGCTCACCCAGACCTGATCGACGCCGATCTTGTAATGATCCCAGAGGTAGCGGAAGACCGCGGTGATCTCCTGGATGCCGCCCTTGCCGTCCGCGGTGAGCGGAGTGCCCACCCCCGGGGTGCCGGTGGGCATGTTGTAGATGTAGCTCCCGGAGCCGGGTTTCCAGGCCTGGTAGAGCAGGCCGTCGTAGACCAGGGCGTTCTTGCTGTAGTCCGTGGCCGCCAGGCTGGCCAGGGTCTGGGTGGAGGCGCCCACCGCGCTCAGGATGACGCTGTTGATGGTGGTGATGGCCGCCAGGGTGGCGTTGCCGGTGGTGCCGATGAACCAGGCGTAGGCCACCGCGCCGGGGACCACCGGGGTGAAGGCGTGCACCGCGGTGCCGCCGCCGCCGGTTTGATGGTCGGTGATGGCGGAGGGAATGGAGGTGCCCCCGTAGTAGGTGGTGGTGCCGCCGTAAGGGCCGGCGTTGCCCCGGGCTATGGTCTGCAGGATCTTGGTGGCCGCAACCGCGGCCCCCAGGGCGGAGATGCCGCCGATGTTCATCAGGCCTTCCAGGGTGAGGGCCACCACCGCCACGTCGTAGTGGGTGGAATTCCCGAGGCTGCCGACGCTGGCGTCATCGACCACCGTGGGCGCCGTGGGGGTGCCCAGGGCCACCGCGGTGCCGTTGCCGCCCAGGTGCAGGCCGTCCTCCCACATGCGCACCGCTTTCAGCAGGTTGAGCCGGGCAGTGGCCCGCAGGTCCTGGAAATTGACGGCGGCGCGCCACGCCTGCTCGGTGACGTAGTCGTCGAAACCGAGGAAGCGGTAAGCGGCGTAGTATTCCTGCATGTTGGTGGAGACCACCCCGCCGCGCTTGCCTTCCGCCACGCCCAGGGAGAGGGAGCCGATGTTGACCCCGGTGATGGCCTTCCAGTTGGCCTGGGAGCCGTAGCCGCCCACCCGCCGGGGGATGGAATCCACCAGGGGCACCAGGTAGGGGAAGAGGTTTTTGGCCGGGGCCTCCAGGTTGTAGGCCTGGAGCCCCTGGGTGGCCACGCTGCTCTGGGTGAAGGCCTTGAAGAGATTGAGCAGCTCGCTATCGGGCCGGTTCAGTTCGCCCTTGATCAGGGCCACTGTTTGCGCCAGCATGATCGGATCCATAGGTTCACTCTCCTTCTAAGTGTTTTCAGTTGCCGCTTCGCAATTCCAGTAATCAGTGATCAGTAATCAGTGATCAGTTTTGCCTTTGCTTTTGCCTTTGCTTTTACTGATTACTGGCAACTGATCACTGATCACTTGCCTTTTCACGGTCTTCCGATGATAAAGGGCTTTTCCATGGCCGCCTTGGTCTGGGCCAGGGCGGTGGCGTGGGCGTCAACGGTGCCGTCGGCCTTCTTGATGGGCTCGACCTTGGCGGCCGGGTCGTCCTGGCCCAGGTCCTGGGCCTTGGAGACCACCCGCAGGGCCGGCCCTCCGGGTTTGGGGATCTCGGCCAGCTTGGCCTGGAGGGACTCCAGGTCCTTTCTCAGGGTGCCGATCTCCTCGTCCTTCTTGCCCAGGACCTCAGTGTTGGCCGCTTCCAGCTTCGCCAGGTCGGCTTTGTGCGCCTCTTCGACCTTCCCCAGGCGCTCCTCGATCAGTTTCTCAATCTCTACCTTCTGCATCTCAATCACCTCGCTTTTTTCCGCTCCCTTGCAGTCGGCGCCCAGGGCGACGGAATGGTCATGGATTCCCTGGATGCGCTCCAGGTCGCCGGCGGAATGGCGGGCCCCGGCCTTGGCCATCATGAACATGGGAGCGCCCGCGCCGCCGCCTTCTGATAAACTGTCTTCCCCCATTTCTGAAATAATGAAGACTTTGAGGGCATCCACCGCGGCCTTCAGGGATTTCAATTGTTCAGGGGGCTCACCCTGCTGGTTCTCTCTGGAAAAAAGGCAAATTAGGCTTGAGGCGGCATTAAGAGCTGTCAGGGCATCATTAATCTCCTCCCCAACATATTTTGCCAGAGCGGCCCCCAGGTCGATCTTCCTGAGCATGCCGGCCAGCGCCGCCTTCTCCTCCTTGGTGCTGCCCTCCCAGTCCGCGGGCAGCAGGTCGGTGGCCTTGAGGTCTTTGGCCCGGGAGATGATGTGGGCCTTGGCCTTGGCCTTGTCCTTGGCCCGGCCGTAGGCGTGCACCGCGTTCTCCAGGTCCTCCCGGTTGACGATGGGGAAACTACCGTCCGGGAGGGCGTGGCCCTTGTCGGCCAGGTCCTGGCGCTCCTCGTCGGAAAACTCGCGTTTATGCAACTTCACCAGGTCCTCTTCACAGGAGGCGATTTCAAGCTTGATGGCTGCAATCGCTTTGGTTGCCTCGGCCTGGTGCATATTGCGGGCATCTCTATGGTAAGCCGCCGCCTTTTCATTGCCCTCCTTGTGATGAATTTTCATCGCCTGGTTGTGGGCGTTGGCGGCCTCGCCGTGGGCATTGAAGCCATCGTTCTTGGCGGCCTCGGCGGATTTTTCATTGGCCTTCTGGCTGGCCTCTTGGGCCTTATCACTGCCCTTGTCCCCCCCGCCCATAGCCGCGAAGGCCGCCTTGCGCTCCTCATCTGATTTAAAGCCGTCGGCGTCTTTGCTGAAGCTCATTTCCGCCACGCTGCCGTCCACCTTCACCAGGGTGTAGCGGGCCGTCTTCAGGCAGGGGTTGTCCACCAGGGAGACCTCCTTGGGGAGGGCGGTGAAACGGGTGAACTCCCCGTCCTGCCAGCGCTTGGCGTAGGAGCCGCCGATGGAGATGCCGGTATAGACCCCCTCGATGCACTTCTCCAGTTCGGCCCGGTCCACAATCTTGGCGGCGAAGTCGATGGCCTTCTCCTCATCGAGATAATCAATCTCGGTGAGCTTGCCGACGGCCACCTGGCCGTGCATGGCCCGGACGTTGCCTTTGGAGAGGCCGCCGGTGGCCTGGGCGAACTCCTCGCTCCACTTCTGGAAGTTGGGCTTGGAGGTCTCGTAGTCGAGGATCTCCCCGGCCGAGTCCGGCATTTCCTGGGTCATGCGGCCGAAGATCATGCCCGCGGCCGCGTCGACCTTGGTAAGCTGGGCGAATAGCTTCATAGTTGCACTCTCCTTGCCTTTACTGGCCACTGACCACTGGCCACTTTAATCAAACGTCTCCGCCGAGGTCTTGGAGGCCACGGTGAAGCCGCAGATGGTCTCCGCGGCGACGGTCAGGGTGTCGGTGTCGGTGGCCGCAGGGGTCCCTCCTTCAGTGATCAGCACGGTGGCCACCCCGTTGACGAAGGTCAGGGTGGTGGAGGCGATGGTATAGGTGCCGCTCCCTGAATTGTTGACGTGAGCGATGGCAACCCCGGTGGCCACCGCCCGGTTGTACCAGATGTGGGTCTCACCCGCGGCGTTCTGGAGGGTGACGGTCACGGTGCGGTTGGCAAAAGAGGCCGCCGCGGTGGTCAGGGTGGCGGGGGAGACCACGAAGACCAGGTCGCCGGACAGGGCGCCGCGCATGAGCACGTAATGGAGGCGCTCGAAGCCGGCCTTTTCGTAGGCCGCCAACTGGTCGGCAGTGATGGTGACGTGGCCCAGGGCATCAGGATAGACCCGGGCGCCGGTATTGTCCGTATAGGCGGTGATGCCGGCCGGGGCCTTCATGATGATGGTCTGGCTCTGGGCCAGGGCGGGCGCGTTCAAGAGCAGCATTAGAGCGCACAGGAATAAAATTGCTTTTAAAAGTCTTTTCATGTCATCCTCCTTTTCAGTGATCAGTGATCAGTGATCAGTGATCAGTTTGGTTGCCTTAGCTTCAAAGTTTTTGCCGTTGCCTTTACTGATTACTGTTTACTGATTATTGATTACTCTTCCTCAGTTACCGGGATCATGTCGCAATCGCACTCCGGGTGCGCCGTGGGGCGCAGGTGGCCGGAAGGGAATTCCTCTTCCAGCGGTATTTCGCCGGCGTCGGCATTTTCATCGCACTCATCATCCTTCTTGTGCTCGCTGCCCAGGAGCCAGATCTTGCCCTTCACCACCCCCGAGGCCTTGTAGGCCTGGAAATTCCCTTCCTGGTCGGCGTTGGCCACCTCGGTGCGGGCGATCAGCCCGGCCCGCTTGCCGCTGAAACCGTAATTGTCGGCCAGCTGGTCCGCCAGCTTCCCGGTGCTCCAGCCCTCCTGCATGGCCTGGGTGACGTCGGCCCGGAGAAATTCCCGGGTGGCCTCGTCGATCTTGGTGACCAGCTCGGCGGCGTGGTCCGCGGCCCAGGCCACCGCCAGCTCATTGACCTGGCTGGTGATGGCGGCGTCCTCAAAGTCGATCTGCACGAAGGCCGCATAGCCGCCGTTCTGCATCGCCTTGGCCAGGATGGCCGCGGCCTGCTCCCGGGTGGCGGCGATCCCGGCCAGGTCCAGGCGCGCCAGGAGCTTGTCGATCTTCGCCTCATCGTCCGCCGCCTTTTGTAGGGGCGCACCCGTGTGTGCGCCCTGGGGGCGGACACGTGGGTCCGCCCCTACATTCTTGCCCAGGCCCAACCCCTTGGCCAGCTGCTTGGCTGCGGCCTTGGCATCCTTCTTAAACGCCTTTTCAAAGAGCTCCTGGACCTGGGCCCGGGCCGCTACCACCTCCGGCCGCTCCCGGTCTATACGCTCAATTTTTTTTTTAGCCTTTTGTAGGGGCCGGGTCTCCCGGCCCGGGCGGCTGAAAGCCGCCCCTACGGCCAGTTTTTGGGCCGGCGGTTCGGCGGACGACCCTGGCGAGGAGTTCACCTCCGCCGGCCCGGGGGTGTCTGGCCCTCCCCCCGTGTCAGGTTTTTCTGGTTCCGGCTGCGGCTCCGGTTCTTTGCCGATATCGGCCAGGAGCACCGGCCCCTGGGCGGTGATGATGAAATCCGGGAATTTGTCGGGATCCAGCCCCAGGCTCTGGCGGATCTCGGTGCGGGTGCGGATGCCGCTGTCCATGTCCGAGGCGTTGATTTTGGCCTGGACGTCCGGGGCCACCGACTCCTCCTCCATCCAGAGGAACTCCAGGTCGTGGTAGCCCCAGAAGCGCCAGATGATATAGTCCATTTCATCCTTGGTCCAGCTCATCAGGGGCTGCAGGCCCTCCTCCAGGGCGGCCTGCTGGGTGGACTGGGCCACGGCCCGGTTCATCTGGCGCACGAAGGCGGTGGGCGGCAGCGAGAAGGCGTAGCAGACGATCCTCACATACCACTCGTCGAAGTCGTCCTTGAGGCCCTCCAGCTTGGGGAAGACCGGCTTGGTGCCCGCGGGGATGAAGCGCATCCGCCGGCGCTCCGCCAGCTGCCCCGAGAGGATGGCGTCCCACCAGCCCTGGAACTGGGCGATCTGCTCCGGCGACCAGTCCGCGGGCACCTCGGCGAAGCCCTCCGGCACGTTGCCCTCGGTGTAGAAGTGGAGCTGGAAGAGCTGGCGGCGCAGGGCGATGTTGAGGACCATCAGGATCTGCTCCACCGGCGAGTAGCCGTAGAGCTTGTGGGTCCGGGGGTTGCGGGGGAAGTAGATCAGCTCCTCGGCGGTGTAGTCGGTGGCCGGGATGCCGTGGAGGACCTGCTGGTAGGCCGAGTCCGGGGGCACCGGGGTGCGGCCGTTGGCGTCGATCACCAGCTTGATGGTGGCGCCGTCCACAGGCTCCAGGGCGTAGAGCTGGCCGTTCAGGGCCTGGCGCGGGTAGATGCAGGGGGCGTCGATGACGAACAGGTCCTCCAGGAGCATCCTGAGCCACGCCTGCCAGGAATGGCTGCGGTCGGGGTAGCGCAGGAAGTTCTCGATCTCGGCGATGCGCTTGTCGTCCACTTGCACATTGGAGCCTTCCTTGCCCCGGATGGACCACTTGAGCTTGACCATCTGGTCCTTGCGGGTCTCGATGCAGGAACGGGTGATGGGCTCGGCTTCGGCGAAGAACCGCAGCATCTCGAAGGGCACCAGCTCCCCGGCCCGGGGCTGGATGGTGAGGTTGTAGGCGACCGGGTAATCCCAGGCCCGGGCCGCGGCCTCCGGGGGCGCCATCGGGGAGATGGGCTCGTGGGGGCCGAACCACATCTCGGCCTCGGGCGCCGCCGGGATGGTCCGGTAGCCCCCCGCGGTCAGGTCGGCGAACCGGGGATCCACCGGGCTGCGCAGGGTTTGCGCCCGCTTGATGAGGCCGGTGTCGGAGTCTTTAGCCATAATTCTTGTTTACCAGTGATCAGTGATCAGTGATCAGTAATCAGTAAAGGCAAAACCACTGGTCACTGATTACTGATTACTCTTCCAGAGCTGCAAGCTCTGCCAGCGCCTTCTCCTTCAGCAGCTGCCCCAGCTCCAGCTGGGCCTCAATCCCCTGGAGGCGCTCCCGCAACACTTGCTTGCGCAGATCCTTGACCTCCCGGGCATGGGCCAGCTGCATCCGCTTCACCTGCTCCGCCAGGTCCTCCGTTTTTGCGCCATCCTTCTTATTCATGGGCTTTCCCTTCTTTGCCTTTACTGACCACTGGCCACTGATCACTAATGCCACGGGTCCATCAGGCTCTTGTAGGTATCCGGCTGCGTCTTTTTCAGCAGCGCCGCCGCCTTCTCGATTACCTCCTCCGCCGGCGCCGGGAGAGCCTGCCTTTCCGGCGGGGCGTCCAGGCTCTCGGCCTCTTCCCGCAGGAACTCGAAGAGCCCCATGCTGGCGCCGCCCTCCAGCTGCTCAATGGCGCCCTCCAGGGCGTCGGGGCCGTCGTCATGCACCGTCTTGCTGGGGAAATAGAGCATCTGCTCGATGAGCAGGTCCTGGTTGCCCTGGCCCCGGCAGAAGCGGATCTTGCCCCGCTCCACCAGCGGCGACAGCCGGGAGATCCGGGTCTCCTTGGCGGTCTTGTGGGTGATGCCCCGGACCGGCAGGTAATAGCCCCGGGCCTTGGCGGCCCGGTCGAAGTCCTTCAGCACCAGGCGCTGGAAGGCGTTGTCCTCCACCCCGAAGCGCCAGAAGCCCCAGCGCTGGTGGCGCTCGTAGGCCGCGGCGATGGCCGCCTCCAGGCTGGATTTGCGGATATAGGCATCCAGCACGTAGAAGATGGCCTCCTTGCGCTCATAGCCCACAATGATGATCGCCTTGTAATCGGCGCTGGCGCCGGTCTCGATGGAGGGGTCGAAGAAGCCGGCCACCACCATCTCCTTGCCGGCCAGGTCGGCGGCCTCGTAGAAGCGGAGCCAGGCCTCCCGGAAGACGCCCTCCTCGTTGATCGGGTCGTTCATCTTCTCGGCGTTGAAGGCCAGCGTCCCCATGAGGCGCTTCTGCTGGTGCAGCTTGGAGAGCGGGTGCCGGGCCGGCCACAATGATTCGCCCTCGGCGGTGATGGCCCGGTAGAGCCGCCGGGTCCACTCCGGCCAGGGCTCCTCGTCGGAGTGGATGGCGGTGTGCAGGGCCGAGCGGTTGGCCAGGATGGTGCCGATCCAGAGGAGTGAGCCGTCGGCCTCGATGGAGGGGTAGACGGTGCGCAGCACCCAGCGCAGCACCTTGCGCACCTGCTCCGGGTTCTGGACGTTGAGGTCGTTTTCCAGGTCGTCCAGGACGATGAGGTCCGGGCGCCACTGCTTGTGCTTCAGGCCGCGGAGGCGCTGCCCCCGGCCCCGGGCCTTCACCCGGATATCGGTGAGGGTGACGAAGTCGTTCACCGCCCAGTCCGGGCGCACCAGCTCCCCGAAGTCGCACTTGATCCGGTCGTTGTAGAGCAATTCCAGGTAGATGTAGCCGGTGAGGTCGCTGGCCAGGTCCTCGGTGTCGGAGCCGATGATGATGAAGCGCCGCAGACCGTAGCAGAGCTGGTGCAGTACGTAGCCGAAGGAGGTGATGGTGGTCTTGGCGAACTCCCGGGGCGCGGCCACGGCCACCGGGATCACCACTTCCGGTGGCGCCGTTGGGGCGGCCGTAGGGGCGGCTTCCAGCCGCCCGGGGCGGGTAGAACCCGCCCCTACATTTTTCCCGGGGCGGCGGTCCAGCAGCTCGATGAGCTCCCGGTGGAAGGGGGCGAACTCCTGGGAGAAATAGTGGGGCAGGTAGGTGCGGAAGAACTCCAGGTGGTCGCTGCGGCCCCGGTCCCGCCGCTCCTTCTTGGCGAGCTCGGAATCATCCTCGAAGCCCCGGGCCTCCCGGAAGAGGCGCCCCAGGATCTCGTCGGCCCGGGCCTGGAATTCCCGCTTGCTGTACTTCTTTTTGAGGGTCAGTTCGGCCATGTCAGTTATCAGTGATCAGTGACCAGTGATCAGTTTTTTACATTTTGGAAAATTCCTGAGCTCCGCGAGCTGCTCAGCACTTTACATTTTCGTAGGGCGGGAAAGCGCAGCGCATCCCGCCATTTTTTAAACCCA